AATCTTTACGATAGACTTTCTGCTAGATACACAAAAGCTTTAGCAAGATCTATGAGTAACGCTAAGCAAGTGAAAGCGATTGATCCTTTAATTAAAGGATTACCAGGAACTGGAACATTTAAGTCTGGGGATGGAAAAGCATTATTTGCTACAGATCACCCTGCTCTTACAGGTCCAAATGTACAAAATACATTAACTACTCAAGCGGACCTTAACGAGACTTCATTAGAAAATTCTCTGATTCAAATCGGAAAAATGACTGATGAGAGAGGACTTAGAATTGCAGCAAGAGGATTGAAAATGATCATTCCTTCTGAGCTTCAGTTTACAGCTGAGAGATTGATGAAATCTCAAGGTAGAACTGGAACAGCTGACAATGATATTAACGCAATCGTTTCAATGGGAATGGTTCCTCAAGGATACAGAGTGAACAATTACCTAACTGATGCTGATGCGTTCTACATCATTACAGACGTACCAAATGGTATGAAAATGTTCACAAGAGCTCCATTGACAACTGCAATGGAAGGTGACTTTGATACTGGTAACGTAAGATACAAAGCTAGAGAAAGATACTCATTTGGAGTATCTGACTTCAGAGGTATCTTTGGCGTCGCTGGTGCATAATCAGTAAAATTTATGGGGCCGCCTCAAAACGGCCCCATTTATCATTAACGGTGAGAATATGAAAAAATTTAGAGTTTTAATAAACGCTTATCAATATCACGCAGATTTCATAGTAGAATCAGAAGACTCCGCCGAAGGCATAGAAAATGCTATCATTGACAGATTAGGAAAATCTGATATAAAATGGGAGTATCTTGGAGAAATGATGGATCCAAGAGTAAACAGAATAACCTATGAGGAGGTTATTAATGGAGGCGATAATGCAACATCTGGAGACCCTTTACACACAAAAGAAGGGGCTGGATCTTCAATGGGAGCAGGAGCATCTTAAACAGGGTAGATATACTCTGGATATGGTTAAGATTGACAGAAAAGTCAGAGAAGTAATTAGCCAGATCAAACTAGCAGAAGCAGAAAAAGCTAATGCACAAAATAAAATAGACGATGCTGCTCCTCAAGTTTCTGTAGCTACTTAATAAAAAAGCTACATCGTTGAATAAATTCAATTCACACTACAGGCTCTCTTGCGCTCTAATAAAAACTAGTATATAGTTTTATTACTATACAATTAATTAGAACATAGACGCGTATAGTCGACGGCCTAGAGACTATGTTCGGAAACTAGGAGGATATAATTATGGCAAATACTACGTTTAATGGACCGGTCCGATCGGAAAACGGTTTTGAACAAATAACAAAAAATAAGACAACTCGACTTTAAATACGGGTGGTGATGTAACAACAACTTTAACTACTGCTCAATCAGGAACAATTTTTGAAGTTGATGGAACAGGTGATATTGTTGTTAATATGCCTGCTCTAAGCACAGCTAACGTTGGAAACACTTACGAGTTTTTCGTAACTACTGCTGTGGGCGGTTCTAAAACTGTTACTTTTGTTTTACCTGGTTCAGGTGTATCAAATTTCTTTGGTGCGCTTTCCCTTATGGGTGGATCAGCTGCTAACCCAGCAAGTGACGTTGCAGGTGACACTTTAACGTTACCTAACTCAACTGCGGTAAATGCTAGAGTAAGATTAACTTGCATTAAGGATGATGGTACTAACTCAACTTATAAAGCTGAGACTTTATCAACTCCTATTGCAACAATAGCGTAATAATTAATTAATGTGGGGCTTCGGCCCCACATTTAATTTTAAGGAGAATAATATGGACTCAGATCAACATACGTTGAACAAAACAACTGGAGCTGCTTCTGTTTTAAGAGGTTCTAGAACTAGAGTTACTTCTATTCAAGGAAGAGGAGAGGCTGGTTCAGTTTTACTTTTACATGACACAGATGATGCAACCACTGCAGCAGGTGGTAATTTAAAAGCTACTTATAGATTTGAAACAGAAGGATTAGAAGTTTATATACCTGGTTCTGGTATTTTGTTTAAATCTGGAGTTTGTGCAACTTTATCACAAGACTCTGGAACAGACGGAAGTGTTACCATGACAGTTACGAGAGGATAGTAAATGGCTAATACTACTTCGGGAACAACAACGTTCGACAAAACGTTTGCTATTGATGAAATAATAGAGGACGCTTTTGAACGTATTGGATTAAATTCTGTAGCAGGTTATCAATTAAAATCTGCAAGAAGATCTCTTAATATCTTATTTCAAGAATGGGGTAATAGAGGTATTCACTATTGGGAAATAGATGAACTTGATTTAGATTTAATTGAAGGTCAAGCAGAATATGATTTTTTTAGATCAAGTGATGATGGCACAAGTGCTGTCTCAAATCCAAATGGTATATATGGAATATCCGATGTCCTTGAAGCACAATTAAGATCTAATAGAACTCAAACAGATCAATCAGATAGCCCGATGACAAAAGTAGATAGATCTACTTATGCAGGCTTTTCTAACAAACTATCTAAAGGCACACCTAATCAATATTGGGTAGAAAGATTTATTGATAAAGTTAGAGTGCATGTTTACCCAACACCTGATTCTTCTAATGCATCTAAAGACATGCATTTCTATTATATAAAAAGAATACAAGATGTGGGTGATTATACAAACGCAACAGATGTACCATTTAGATTTGTTCCTTGCATGACAGCAGGTTTAGCGTTTTATTTATCACAAAAATATCAACCACAAATGACACAAGCTATGAAGTTATATTATGAAGATGAATTAGCTAGAGCTTTAGCAGAGGATGGTTCAGCTTCTAGCACATACATAACACCAAAAGCTTATTACCCAGGAGCATAATGGCAAAGTACGCAACAGGTAAATACGCAAAAGCAATATCAGATAGATCTGGTATGGAGTTTCCATACAAAGAAATGGTCAGAGAATGGAATGGATCATTTGTTCATGTATCTGAGTTTGAACCAAAGCAACCACAATTAGAACCAAAACCTATGAATGGTGATTCTATATCTTTACGTAATGTTAGACCTGATAGAACAGAAACAGCTGTTCCTAATATTTTACCTTTAAATGCTTTTACAACAACTTCTGGATCAGCCACTATATCTGTAAATGAACCTAATCATGGAAGGTCTACATCAGATACAGTTAGATTTAGAGACGCATTAAATGTTGGTGGTGTTACAGCAGCAACGATAAATGATTCAAATGGATACACAATAACTAAAGTAGATGACAATAATTATACCTTTGCAACAGCCACAACATCTAGTATAAGTGAAGAAGGAGGAGGCGGAGCTGCATCAGCAGGACCCGTAACAGTAAGTGCATGATTAAAAAATTAAAAACTTTTATTTGTAAATTATTTGGTATTAAACAATATACATGCCCTGAAAAAGATGAGCATCTACAATTATATGAAGATATGCCAGAACCAGAAACACCAATTCATAGAGAGGACACAGAGTAATGGCAGGGATAAGTTACGACACGTTAGTTACACAAATTAGAAATTACACAGAAACAGACTCTAATGTTCTTACAACAGATATATTAGAAAATATAATTTTAAATTCTCAATATAGAATTTTAAGAGATGTTCCTATTGATGCTGATAGAAAACAACAAACAATTAATTTAGTTCCAGGTCAAGAATCAATCAATGCTCCTGCAGGATGTTTATTCATTAGAGCTATTCAAGTATATGATTCTAGTTCAGTTATAACTGGTGCAAATACCTTTTTAGAAAAAAAGGACATGAGTTATTTACAAGAATATCAAGATATAACAGGAACATCAGCAGCACAAGGTAAACCAAAATATTATGCTTCTTTTGGAGGTGCAACTGGAAATACAGATACGACATCAGGTAGAATATTTTTAGCTCCCACACCTAATACTAATTATTTAGCTAGAATACATTTTAACAAAATGCCAGCTACTTTAGAATCTGGTAATCAAACTAATTATATTAGTCTTAACTTTCCAAACGGGCTATTATATTGCTGTTTATCAGAGGCATATGGGTTTTTAAAAGGTCCGATAGATATGTTGACTTTGTATGAAAATAAATATAAAACTGAGATACAGAAGTTTGCTAACGAACAAGTTGGTAGAAGACGAAGAGATGATTACACAGATGGTGCTGTTCGTATACCAGTAGCTTCAGCAAACCCGTAGGAGAATAAATTATGGCAAACACAAGCGCAATATGTTCAAGTTTTAAACAAGAACTTTTACAAGGTAAACACAATTTTTCATCATCAGGTGGTGACACTTTTAAAATTGCATTATATGATAGTGCTGCAACTTTAGGTGCTTCTACAACAGGTTATAGTGCATCAGAAGAAATTACAAACACGTCAGGAACTGCATACCAAGCGACTGGAGCAGAATTAACAAGAACAGGAGTTGGTTTAACTGGTACGACTGCATTTACAGATTTTGGTGACGTAACTTACACATCAGCTTCTTTTACAGCAAATGCTGCATTAATATATAATACTACAACAGGCACAAGCACAGGAACAACTAACGCTGTTTGTGCAATTGCATTTGGTGGAGACAAAACAGCAAGTAACGGAACTTTTAAAATAGAGTTCCCTGACAATACCGCTACAGCCGCAATAATCAGATTAACATAGGAGGCCGACCATGTCGGTGTCTTCAGGATGGGGCAGGTTTACCTGGGGCCAAGCATATTGGAATGAAAACCAAAAACTTGGAGCAGGTTGGGGAGCCAAGACTTGGAATGAACAGTCTTGGGGAGATCTTAACGACGTAACAGTTTCTTTAACAGGCCAAGAAATAACTTCAAACATGGGTATAGAGGGCTGGGGTAATAATACCTACGGTCAAGGTGCTTGGGGTGAGTTTGCAATTACAATTGGTTTAAGTCCTAATTTTGATATTAGTGGTGTAGAATTTTCATCTAACATAGGTTCAGTATCAGTTCTTGGTTCTGCAGTTGTGGAACCAACAGGTATTTCTGCATCATTTAATGTTGGATCGTTAGCAGTTGAAGCAGATGCCAACGTTGCGATGTCAGGTATTTCTGCATCTTTTGCAGTAGGAGTTGTATCAGTTGCAGATCAAGTTGTAGGTTTAACTAGTCAAGAGGCAACATTAAGTCAAGGAACAGCAGTAGCACCAAACGATACTGTTTTACCATCAGGATTATCAATAACTTCAAGTCAAGGGACTGCAATAGCATTTACTAGTAACCAAGTTGATGTAACAGGATTTTCAATGTCTACAACTTTGGGAACTGCAGTTGTACCAAATGACACTGCAATACTATCTGGAATAGAGGCAACATTTACTCAAGGTTCTATTATAGGATTAGGAGGTGCATTAATACAACCTACATCTCAGACACTAACATCTAGTGTTGGAGTTTTAGACCCTAATGATATGACGTTAGGACTAACTGGGATTTCAGCTTCATTTAGCATTGGCACTGTAACTCTGCCAGATATGGTGGTAGGTTTTGAAGGACTATCTTCTAGTTTAAGTATAGGAGGGGTAAATATATTTGCTTATGGAAATGTTGACCCCGGTCAAAATAACAGTTATAGTGACGTTTCAACAGGAACAAATAATAGTTATTCTGATGTTGCAACAGGAACAAATAACAGCTATACTGATGTAGCAGCTTAGGAGAATTTTTTATGGCATCAACATTTACACCTTTAGGGGTTGAACTTCAGCAAACCGGTGAAAACGCTGGAACTTGGGGTACAAAAACAAATACAAACTTACAACTTATTGAACAAATATCTGGTGGTTTTACCACACAAGATATCGCTGGTAGTGCTGGAACTACAACTCTTACTATTACTGATAATGGGACTGGTGACACAGCAGGTCACAGAATGATTGATTTTACTGGTACGATTACAGGAAATAGAATTGTAACAATACCAACAGATGTTCAAACTTTTTATATGTTAAGAAATTCAACTTCAGGTTCTTTCACAGTTGAATTTAAATATGCAACTGGTTCAGGATCTTCATTTACTTTTTCAGCAACAAACAAAGGCACAGCAATAGTATTTGCATCAGCAAACGATACAACTAATCCAGATATTATACAAATTCAAACTGGTGGAGATGTTGTAGATGATACATCACCACAATTAGGTGGTAACTTAGATACTAACTCTTTCATGATAGACTTTGATGATGCTCACGGTATCAGAGATGAAAATGGAGCTGAACAATTAATTTTTGAAACAACTAGTTCTGCTGTAAACCATGTTGACGTAACTAATGCTGCAACAGGTGCGGGACCTCAAATAGGTGCAGTTGGAGATGATTCAAACGTTGATTTAAGATTAAGACCAAAAGGGACTGGTAACATTGAAATCATGGGTGCAACAAACCCAGGTGCAATTCAACTTAATTGTGAAGCTAACTCCCACGGGATTGTTTTACAATCGCCTCCACACAGTTCAGGTCAATCATACACACTTAAATTTCCAACAGGAAACGTAACAGCAGACAGGTTTTTAAAAGTAGATTCAGTAACTGGTTCAGGTGCAACGGGCGTTGGACAGTTATCATTTGCTGAAGTATCAGGTGGAACCTCTTGGCAAGCAGTTAAAACTTCTGGTTTTACAGCAGTAGCTGGTGAAGGTTATTTTATTGATACTACAAGTGGTGCAATAGAAATGGATTTACCTGCAGGAAGCATAGGTGATGAAGTATCATTTATAGATTATGCAGGAACATTTGATACTAATGCATTAACAATAGATCAAAATGGAACAGAAAAAATTGCAGGGTCAACAGATCCTTTAACAGTATCAACAGAAAGAGCAGCGAATACTTTAGTATATGTAGATAGCACACAGGGCTGGCTTTTGAAGAATAATTAAGGAGACTAAATAAATGTCGACCTACAAAGCACTAGTCGGAAAAAAAATTAAATCCGTATCATCGGACCCATCAGATTCTATTGATGGACAAATGTGGTATAATACAACCACTGGAACTCTCAGGGGATTAGCTCTTCTAAAAGCATGGTCTAGTGGTGGCTCTTTAATAACTGGAAGATATTTATCTGGATCTCTTGGAACACAAACGGCAGGAGTTCAAATTGCTGGTTCTAATCCCCCTAAACTTACTAACGTTGAACATTATGATGGAACTGGATGGAGGGAGGGAGCAGCCTATCCTGCAGCAGGCTCATCAATGTCGGGAGCAGGAACACAAACTGCTGGAATAGCTTACGGAGGTAATACGCCTAGTATGACAGCAAATGCATTTGATTATAATGGTACAGCTTGGACAGCAGCAAATTCTTTACCCTACGTTGCTAATAACATTGCTAGTTGTGGGTTAGAAAAAACTAATGTTATTGGTGCTGTTGGTAGAGACGGTTCATCTGGAAACTCAGGAACTAATAAATCAGTAACCTTTGATGGAACTAATTTTGCAAACGGACCAAATATAAATACTACAAGAATGTTTAATAACTCAAGTGGTGCTGGTACAGGAACAGCAGCATTAATTGTTGGTGGTTTTATAGATCCATCTCCAAATGCAATGACAAACTGTGAAGAATACAATGGCTCATCATGGACTGCTACAGGCACTTTAAACGTAGCCACAGGTTTTGCTTCAGCTTTTGGAATACAAACAAATGCTGTAGCACAAACTAATGGTTCAAACTATGTGGAAACAGAAGGTTATGATGGTTCTACTTGGACGGTTTTACCTAGTATGAGTGTTTCTTCTCCAGGTGGTCTTTATGGTTCATCTGCAGGATCAACAGGAGATGCAGGTTGGGTATCATCTATGTCACCAAATTATAATGCAACAGAAGAATTTAATGCATCAACAAATATTATTACAGCAGCGGCATGGTCTAGTGCTGCAACTTTACCAGAGGCTAGATATACTAATGCAGGTGCAGGTACAACAACAGCAGCTTTAAACTGGGGAGGAGTTCCTCCAACAAGTAGCACTACAGTTGAATTTGATGGAAGTTCTTGGGGATCTGGAGGAGCGTATCCTTATGCAATAGCAAGTCATGGCGGAACAGGTTTACAAACAGCAGCCTTATCAGTTGGTGGTTTAGATCCAGGATCTGCACCTGCAAAAAATGATTCATATGAATATAATGGAACTAGTTGGACAGGTAATGCAACATACCCTCAAGAAGGTTTTGGAACAAGAGTTTGGGGAATTCAAACATCAGCAGTGGCGACAGGAGGAGGAGGTTATCCATCCCCTCCAAGAAATACTACAACAGCTAATAGCTATAATGGAACTAGTTGGACAGGTGAAACTGCATTCTCAACTGTAAGATCATTTCACACAAATGGAGGATCAAATGAGAGTGCAGGTATTATAATGGGAGGAAGATCAACTCCAGGAGCTGAAACAGCAATAAATAACACAGAAGAATACAATGGTACCTCTTGGACAGCAGGTGGTGATTATATAACTGTTAATAAAGAATGTACTGGTTGGGGAATACAAACAGATTTAATGCAGGCTGGAGGTAGTGTGCCTTCTGCTACAGCAACTTGCGCAATTTATAACGGAACTTCTTGGACAACGACAGCGAGTTTACCTACAGCGTTAACATTAAATGCTACGACGCAAGGTACTTTTAATACTAATTCTGGTTTTACTATGGGTGGTTACAGTGGTTCAACAACCAATGCTGTAAGCGAGTTTACACCTGGATCAACAGCTGTTAATATAAAAACATTTAGTACGAGTTAATTATGGCAACATATAGAGAATTACACGGTAAAGCAGTTAAAACGGTTACAACTAACCCATCAGACGATGCGGCTGAGGGACAAATCTGGTTTAACTCAACAGACAATACTTTTAAATCTGCTGTCGCTTCAGGCGTATGGCATAGCACTGCAGCTAGATTATTTTCAGATGCCCCCGCAGGTCAAGGTGGAACTCAAAATGCAGCATGGACGTGTGGTGACGACTCTCCACCAGGCACTAACACAGAAGAATACAATGGAACTGGTTGGTCAACAGGTGGAACCATGAATACTGCACGTAGATATGGTCAAGGATGGGGCACTCAAACAGCTGCTATCACAGCATCTGGGTCACCTCCTAGTCCACCTAATACAGGTATGACGGCTGTGGAAGAATATGATGGTACGGCATGGACAGCATCAACAAGTGTTCCAAGTCCGTATGCAAGATATCTTGGAGGATCCATAGGATCAGTGTCAACTGCTGGAGCAATATTTTGTGGAAGTCAAAACCCACCTAATTTAGATACGACTGTTGAATGGAATGGATCTAGTTGGACAGGTGGAGGAAATTATCCATTCTCTGGTCCCGTAGGCGCAGGAGCTGGTTGTGGAACTCTAACCGCTGGTTTATTTATGGGAGGACCGGGTGTGGGTAATGTTGTATGTAAATATGATGGAAGTAATTGGACAACCACTACTAATTATCCAGCTTCAAAAGGTGGCATAGGAGCTGCTGGAACTCAAACTGCTGCCATAGGATTTGGTGGTTCACCAGCCACTACAAATGCTTTTTTATTTGACGGTTCTACTTTTACCGCAACAGGTTCTTTAGGATTATCTAACGGAGGTTCTTATGGTATGGGTGGAAGTTCTCCTTCAACAACTACTGTAGGTACGTTTTCAGGAAATACATCAACTGAAGAATTTAATCAATCAGCAACAGTAATTACAGCAGGAGCATGGGCATCTAGTGGTGGTTTGAACACAGCAAGATTAGCTGGGGCTTCAGGTGGAACTCAAACAGCTGCGTTTTATGCGGGTGGGAGAGTAGGACCTCCAGGTGGAACAGCTCTTTCAGAAGAATATAATGGAACATCTTGGACTGAAGGCAATAATTTAAATACACCTAGACAATATGTTGAAGGCGCTGGAACAGAAGCTGCAGGATTAGCTGCAGGAGGATATCCAGCAACAGGAGCAACTGAAGAATACAATGGAACCTCATGGGCAAGTCAACCAAATTCAATGGGAACTGGTAGAGCATTTGGTGGTATGGCTGGTGCACAAGATTCAGCTGTTTATGCAGGAGGAACTTATCCTTCTACAGCAGTTACAGCTTTTGTTGAAGAGTATAATGGAACTTCTTGGTCAGAGCAAAATGATTTATCACAGGCTAGAAAATATTTAGCAGCAGCCGGAACAGCAGATACTAATGTAGTGGTTTTTGGTGGATCAGATCAACCAGGAAGTACAAAATATACAAACACAGAGGAATACGATGGAACTAACTGGACTAACGGAGGAGCGTTAATCACAGCAAGGCAAGGTTTAGGCGGTTCGCCAGGTGGACCTGGAACAAAAGCTGAAACATTGGCTTTCGGTGGTTATGATGGATCAAACGCATCTGCAGCAACAGAAGGTTATGATGGAACTTCATGGTCAACAAGACCTTCACTAGGAACAGCACGTTATGATATTAGAGGAGCAGGTGGTCCTACAGCTGGATTAGCAATAGGTGGTGAAGCACCTCCAGGAATACAAACTGCAACTGAAGAATTTACTGGAGAAACAACATCTGTAAATATTGAGACTTTGACTCAGAGTTAAACTATGATATACAAACTTTAAAAGGAGGAAGACTATGGAAAACTTTTTATATGGAGTGCTTACTAACACTGGAAAAGGATTCTTCACAGCTGAAGATAGAAGAAACTTTTTTCTAAGAGGTTATCCTGCTGATGTTTGGGTTGTTGGAAATAATCCAAAAGGCGCTTTGTGGATAGCTGATAAAAACGGTGTTTTTAAAACTAAGTCAGAAGCACAAGCTTTAGTTGATGCTGAAATACAAGCGGCACAAGCAGCTTGGGATGCTCAAACTGATGAAGAAAAAGCTGAGCCAAATAATTTTAGACCATCTGATATAACTCTTCCATAAGGATTTTAAATGGCAACGTACAAAGATTTACATGGAACAAGGGTAAACGTTGTATCGTCCAATCCATCTAATCCAAAAGATGGAGAGGTGTGGTATAACTCAACTTTAGGAGCACTCAAAGGCTATGTTTTAGGAACCGCTTCTTTTAGTAGTGGACCAGATGCTCCAATTAGTAGACAAAGCACAGCTGGAGGTGGGGATTCTACAAACGCAGCTTTTGTTTGTGGAGGGAATTCTCCCTCTCCTACGAGTGCTGGACAAACAACAACAATCGAATATGATGGAAGTAATTGGGCTAGTGGTGGAGCTATGTCTAATGCTAGAAGAGCAACTTCTGGAGCAGGCACATTAACAGCAGGTTTAGCAGTTGCAGGTGGAAACACTCCACCTTTTAATAGCGTTTTAGTGGCCTGTGAAGAATATAATGGTACAGCCTGGACAGCTGGTGGAGATTTAAATTCTCAAAGAAGTAGTCACGCTGCATGGGGAACTCAAACTGCTGGGTGTATGACTAGTGGTGAAATAACAGCTGGTCCTTCAACTTTTGGACCTACGGAAGAATACAATGGCACAGCTTGGACAGCTACAAATCCTGTAAACACTCAAAGAGCAAGTAATTGTGCTCTTGGATCACAAACAGCAGGATTATTTATAGGAGCAGGGCCTCCAGGTAAATTAGTTGAACAATACAATGGGAATACGTGGACTGCTGTAAATGAATTAGCTCAACCTTCAACTAGTGGTTTTTCAGCAGGAACAACTTCAGCTGGTATCATAGCGGGAGAGTATCCTAATAAAACATATTCACAAGAATGGGATGGAACTAACTGGTCAACAGGAACAGCTACTTTAGCAACAGGTGGTGCGGCAGGATCAAGTAGTAAGGGAGCACCTTCTGCTGGTTTTGTTGCTATGTTAGGATCTAATAGAGTTAATAAAACTGAAGAATTTACAGGGGCTGCTACAGTAGTTAAGACATTGACAACTAGTTAATATAATATATATTAATTTACGAAAGGAATATTATGACAGAAAAAAGAAATATACATGCACTTATAGAAAAAGAAGCACCTAGCTTAAATAATTTATTGGACCCAAATGATGTAAAGGCGTTTAAAGAAATGACGGCCGAGCTTCGTGACACATGGACCAAGAAACAAGTATTTAGAACAGAAACGGAAATGAGAATGTCTGTTCTTCAAGATATGAAATATCCAACAAAAGCTGCAAAATATTGGCAGTGTGTTAGAGAACAAAACGTATTTTTAGAAAACTTAATGACTCTATCTTTTGATTGTAGAAGACAAGAAGCTAAAGTTAAATGGCTAGAGAAAAAAATAGAAACTGAAAAAGACGAATATAAATTAACTAAATATCAAATAGATTTAGATGAAGCTAGATATGGTTTAGCTAATATGCAACTTGTTGCTAAAGATCGTATGAGAGAAATTAAACTTTGGTCTACATTAAAAAAAGAATTTGATGATGGGTCGTTTGATACAAAAGATGTTAACAGACACCAATTAGATTCTTATCATTTAATAATGAAAAATAAAGCTGAGACATTATCTTCTGGTTCTTCACAACCAGAAATATTTAATGTTTTAGGTCAATTAAAAAGTATAGAAAGAGTTAAAAAATCAGGAGAAATGATTTACAATAAGAAAGAACAACTAACAGATGATCTCGGATCTAAGCCAGAATAAATTTGATTTTATATTTTTAGGTCAATCAGTATTAAAATATGAAGTGCCCTTAGAAATATTTCATGTAATTAACACAATATATGAAAATAAATATTCTGATTTAAAACCTGCTAATAAACAACTTGTTGGTAAAATAGAAAAAGAACATAGTTTATTTTATAATGGTGAAAATAGCGAAAGGATGACTAGACACAACCACCTTCCAAAAAATGTGTTAGAATGGTTTCGTAAAAAATTTAACCATTATTTAGAATGGAATAAAATAAAACATTTTAAGATGCATTTAAATTCTATTTGGATTAATACTATGTTTGAACACGAATATAATCCAGTGCACGTGCATCAAGGAACACTGCCAACAGGTTTATCTAGTGTTATGATTTTAAAATTACCTGAGTCTTATGGTGTAGAGTATTCATCTCCTCATCAACCACAAAATGGACAACTACAGATATTAGGTTCTGCCTCTGGACAATTTTGTAAAATTGATTATCAGCCATCTGTAAAGGAAAGAGATTTTTATATTTTTCCATATGACATGAGACATTGTGTTTATCCTTTTAATGGATCTGGATGGAGAAGAACTCTCGCAGCGAACATGGATGTTGATTATGATCCAATTATAAACAGAGGAATAGGTTAATGTTAGAACCCCACTATCAAGTATTTAAAGATAAATTAAAAGAAGTAAAATTTAAAAATATGAAAACGCATTTTTCAACAGTAGGTTCATTTGTAATAAAAATAAATCCAGACTTCGAGGAAAGAGGATTATTGTGTCCTATTGTTTTAGATGCGGATGGCGTGCATATTAGAAGTGGTGTACATAGATATAAATATTTTAAAGATAAACATGAATCTACTTTGTGTTATGTAGGAAAAAATGGTGATGAAACAAAATTTTTTCAATTGTTAAATGTTTTTTGTTGGGAAAATCATCCTGTAAAAAAACCAGAATTTTTAAAAATGATGTATGAAAAGGTGGTAGAAAATGTATGAAAATCAAATTATAAAAGAACCTAAATGGAAGAGTTGGATAATACAAACAACAACACCATTATTTACTCCAGATCAATGTAGACAGATTATAGAGTGTGGACATAGACAACCACCACAAACAGCACAAGTGGGTATGAATAAACCAGGTGGTGGCACGGATACAAATAAAAGAGTTACAACAATATCTTGGATACCATTTAAAGAAATGGAACATATGTATCGTGATCTTAATAATTTTATACAAGCAGCAAATGAAAATCATTTTGGTTTTGGTGATATTAGAATTACAGAACAAGCTCAATTTACAGAATACCCTGTAGGAGGATTTTATGATTGGCATATGGATTGTGATATAAACATGCAACACGAACCACCTGTAAGAAAAATATCAATGACACTATTGTTAAGTGATCCATCAGAGTTTGAAGGGGGACATTTAGAATTAGGTGGACCAAATAAATATGCAGAATTAAAACAAGGACATGCAATTTGTTTTGCATCTTTCTTAAACCACAGAGTTCAACCAGTGAAAAAAGGTGTAAGAAGATCTCTTGTAGTTTGGTTTGGAGGCAAGCCCTTTAGATGATTAAAGAACAATTTTTTCCAACAACGATATATGGTAAAGATGTAAAATTAAATAATAGACTATTTGAAAAAGAAATAATTGAGTGGTCTAAAAGAGATCCTGGTGTTAAAAAAACAAATCGCAACGGTTGGCATTCTACAACCGAAATGCATAAAATACCTGTGTTTGAACCTTTAGTAAAAGAATTATTTATAATGATGAATGATATATGGAAAGAGGAGTGGTTAGATAGAGAACCTGTGTTAGGAAATATGTGGGCTAACATAAATCCACCGGGTGGATATAACACTCCACACATACATCCCAATAGTTTATTTAGTGGTGTGTATTATATTAAATCTTCAAAAAATTCTGGTAAGTTAGTTTGTAATGATCCTAGACCAGGAGTGCAATTAAATATGCCTACAAGAAAAGAAGGTCAACCACCAAAACATTTATGGAGAGAGTGTCATTTAGAACCTGTTGAGGGTAGAATAATTATGTTTCCATTTTATCTTTGGCACAGTGTTGAACCTAATCAATCAAATGATATAAGAATATCAGTAAGTTTTAATTTTATACAACATGGCTTTCAATAAATATCAAGTAATTAAAGGTGCAGTATCATACGAGTTAGCAAACTTCGTATTTAATTATTTTTTACTTAAACGTGATGCAGCTAAGTTTATGTATGAGAATAATATTATAGCTGACACAGGTATGTTTGGAACTTGGACAGATCAGCAAATACCTAATACTTATTCACATTACGCAGATCCTGTTATGGAAACATTACTAGTTAAAATGCTTCCTGTTATGGCTAAAGAAACAGGACTAGAATTAATACCTACATACTCATACTCTAGAATATATAAAAAGGGTGATGAATTAAAAAGACATAAAGATAGACCCTCATGTGAGATATCTACAACATTAAATCTTGGTGGAGATCCTTGGCCTATATTTATCGACGGTACGGGGGCTGACAGCGTCATAGACGAGCGTAATAATATACATAAGCCCAACGCACCCAAAGGCACTAAAGTCTTGCTTGAAGTAGGAGATATGCTAGTATATAGTGGTTGTGAACTCGAACATTGGCGAGAGCCTTTTGACGGAAACATTTGCGGCCAAGTATTTCTACATTATAACCATGTAAATGGCCCATTTGCTGAAAAAAACAAGTTTGATGGCAGACCCATGCTAGGTCTACCAGCATTTGTAAAATAGTATTATAATGGAGTCTTATGTTACAAAAAATAGGTTTTCAGCCTGGAATCAATAAACAGATAACACCCACAGGAGCAGAGGGTCAATGGATCGATTGTGATAACGTTCGATTTAGATATGGCATACCAGAAAAAATAGGTGGTTGGAAACAACTAGGAGAAAATAAATTAACTGGTGCAGGTAGAGGTCTTCATCATTTTGTAAATAGTAAAGCTAGAAAATATGCAATTATTGGAACCAACAGAATTTTATATGCATATTCAGGTGGCGTATTCTATGACATACACCCAATTAAATCTACAACAACGCTTACAAATGCATTCACCACGAGCAACGGATCACCTACTGTTACAATAACTTTTAGTGGAACTCACGGTATTAGTGAAAACGATATAGTTTTATTAGATAACTTTTCAACAATAACAAACTCTAATTTTGGCGCGTCAGATTTTGATGATAAAAAATTTATGGTAACAAGTGTTCCAACAAGCACAACTATTACAATAACAATGCCATCAAATGAAAGTGGATCTGGTGCAACAACATCAGGTGGTATTAGAGTTCAACATTATTATCCTGTAGGACCTGCTGTGCAAGCAAAAGGTTTTGGATGGTCTCTTGGAACTTGGGGTGGTCAAGCTATTGGAGAACCTACAACAACTTTAACAAATGGTATTAATGATACTGTTACAACAGGAATTTTATTAACTGATCCATCTCAGTTTCCTAGCACAGGTACTAACTTTATAAAAATAGATAATGAAGAAATATCTTATACAGGTATATCGGGTAACGAACTTACAGGTGTTACAAGAGAAGTAAGAGGTACAACAAAAGCTGCACACAGTGGTGGAGCAACTATCACAAGCACAACAAACTTTGTGGCATGGGGTGAAGCAGCATCAGGAGATTTAGTACTAGAACCTGGTATGTGGTCATTAGACAATTTTGGAGACAAAGCTATCTGTCTTATTCATGACAGTGCTGTGTTTGAATGGAACTCTGCTGCATCAAATGCAGAAAATATTAGAGCCACAATAATATCTGGTGCACCGACAGCATCACGTCACATGTTGGTATCTACACCGGATCGTCACTTAGTATTTTTTGGAACAGAAACAACTATTGGAGATACATCTACACAAGATGATATGTTTATTAGATTCTCAGACCAAGAAGATATAAACACATATACACCTACAGCAACCAATACAGCCGGTACACAGAGACTGGCCGACGGATCACAAATCAGAGGAGCCATTCGTGGTAGAGATGCTATTTATGTTTGGACTGATACAGCATTATTCACACAACGTTTTGTTGGTCAACCATTTACCTTTGCGTTTGCGCAAGTTGGAACTAACTGTGGATTAACTGGACAAAATGCATGTGTAGAAGTTGATGGCGCTGCGTACTGGATGTCAGAGAATGGTTTCTTTAGATATGCTGGTAAACTAGAATCACTACCGTGTTTAGTAGAAGACTTTGTATATGACGATATAAATTTAGCATCTGGTAACCAAATGGTATCTGCTGGATTAAATAATCTTTTTGGTGAAGTCATATGGTTTTATCCAACTTCCTCATCTTCTGTTGTAAACAGAATGGTTGCATATAACTATTTTGACTCTTCACCACAAAGGCCTGTTTGGACTGTAGGATCTTTAGCTAGAACCATGTGGGAAGACTCAGCAGTTTTTGGAACTCCACATGCTTTAGAATACGATGCAGGTACAGATACATCCTTTGATGTTGTAGGAAATACAGACGGATCTACAATATATTATCAGCATGAAACAGGAACTGATCAAGTTAAAGGTGGAGCTACGACTGCAATATTAGCAAGCATATCTTCTGGAGATTTTGATATCAGTCAAAGAAGAGGGTTAGGTGGCCCCACAGGTGTAGCTGATATTAGAGGAGATGGTGAATTTATAATGAAGATTAGAAGATTTTTACCTGACTTTATATCACAAACAGGATCAACTAGAGTTACTTTAGACTTAAGAAATTTTCCAAACGATACAAAAGCAAGTTCATCACTCGGACCTTTTGATGTTACATCAAGCACCAAAAAAGTAGACACTCGTGCAAGAGCTAGAGCAATATCATTAAAAATATCTAATACATCTACAAATCAAAGTTGGAGATTAGGCACGTTTAGATTAGACATACAACCAGATGGAAGAAGATAATGGCTAAAATTGTACAAGTAATAACTAGACCATCAAGAGAATATGATGTAGAAACAGCAGAAGCTCAAGTAAGAGATCTTGATGCAATCGTAGAAAAATTAAATTCAACATATCAAGAAGATTTAAAAGAGGAGATAGAAGCGTTTAACTTCTTTATTAATTAATGGCTAATCAATTTAAATTTGTAGGAACAGATAATAGCACTTCAGGTAGTGCAATAAATCCTTTTGGAACTGGTAATCCTCTTGTAAGTGAAACCTATGTAATAAAATCCATACTAGTCACATCAGAGGGCACACCTACAGTAACAGTAACAAATAATAGTATCACAGCTATAAAGTCAGCAGCTTTGACTGCTAATACTACAACAGAATTACTCACTCAACCATTGGTGGTTGAAGGTGGTAATACTCTAACCGTTCAATCAAGTAACACAAATTCATTTGATATAGCGATTAGCTATTTAAACATTAAGAAGGAGATAACAACATAATGAAAGACATCCCAATACTAGAACCAAAAGAGATCATAACAACAATAACAAATATGAAAACAGGTGAAAAATACAAGGACGATGCAGAATGGAAAGCAAAAGGCATACCAGAATCTGACATAAGAAAAGATGTCAGAGTAATAATGCCTAGTCTTGATTTATTTGGAGAAACAAAATAAGGTAGCACGATGGCCATAACTAGAGCACAACAATTTAGACAAATGTTAGAAGACGGCGGTATGTTGGTTAAATCACGAGCAGATGGTAAAAGACCAGGATATTATGGACCGGATGCAGGACATGAGAATGATCCAGGCACTGGTAATACTGGTAACACTGGTAATACTGGTGGAGGTAGCACTAATAGAGAAAAAGGAATTATGTCTTTTGGTAAAGGTCCAAAAGGAACTACTGGAAACATAGGTGATTTTGAAGATACAGGTCCAGAAAGAGACACAAGGTTAGAAGATATAAGACAACGTAACGTATTTGTAGATACGTTTGCTAAAAACCTTAAACCACCTAGTCTTTTTGATCGAGTAAAAACAATTCCTAATAAAATGAGAATAATTGGTTTAAAAAATAAATTAAATAAATTTGCTAATATTAATCAAATTAAAGGACCACTTGGTTTACAAGTTGTAAATGCTTTTAATCCCGGTGATTTAACTGCAGAAGATTACGAAGATATTTTTGGAGATCCTAATTTAGATCAACTTGGGATGAAAGGAAAAGATTTAACAAACATAGACCAAACAATTGATGCATTAGATAAAGCAGAAAAAACTGGAATAACACAAAGTGAGTTTGAAACAGCTTTTTATGGTCCTGATGGTCCTCCTGAACCAGATAAAGATGGAGAAGGTGGACAACAAATTTATATTCCACCAAGAGTAACATCAGATGCAGATGATCTTGAAGATGATTACTATGATAGTGTTGGTGGTAATCCATTTAAAAATAGAAAAGCATACAGATTATTTAACCAAGGTGGTATAGCAGACACAGTTGTAGGTGGTGAGTTTGATTTTGAATCTGCAAGACAGATGTATGGTTTAGGTAAACTTG